CGTATGAGCAGTCAACCACATAGAAACAATTCAGATTTTCAACTTAGATATTTTATAGCCGGTGGTTGTCACACTCCAGACGGCGCTTGGAATGTTATGTATGAACAAAAACTTGATATACAATTTAAAATTGAACATACAAAAGCGCAAATTATAAGAAGAAAAATAAGAAAAATCGAATTAGAACAAAATTATAATGATCCAAATATTTCAGAATTAGATAAATTACGTCTTGAAGCCGAATTAATAGAATTCGATGCTGGTGAAGGAATGTTGGAATTGGCTTTGTCTGGTGCTGAAAAAGAATTAAATACTATCAAAACTATAATGGATGAATTGGAACCTTATAGAAAATATTCACATCTTCCATTGTTAGAGGCCACCGAAGCCGCACAACAGGATGAATGGAGAGAAGAATTCAAACATAGAATTGAAAATTATTTAATAACACAAGGAACTATTCCTGAAGATCAAATTAGAGCAATGAGAAATCATCCGGATTTTGAAACTAATTTAGTTCCTCATATAAGACAAGTAACACAAGCCTTAGAAAAGCAAAACGATAAACTTAATATGCTAAAAAATCATAATGTTATGTTATTGGAGATGAAAAATGATAATTGGAGATGAAAAATGATACCTGAAACCCTTTATTGCTTTCAAACAACCGTTGTTAGTGTTGATAGACCTGATTTTTTAACGACTGTTCGACCAGTTGTTATGGAATACTTACAAAATTCAAAAAAAGAACAGTGTAATTTAGACGAAATGTATCCGGTTAGAATGACTGAATCGATGCATTTTGATGAAAGAATATCAAAATTTTCAGAATATGTAGCTGTTACTGCCGCGCAAATATTAGAAGAACAGGGTTATAATATGCATGGTTTGGCTACATATTTTGAATCTATGTGGTGTCAAGAACACCATAAACACTCTTTAATGGAACAACACGTACATCCCGGTGTTCAAATAGTTGGATTTTATTTTATCGATGTACCAGAAAAATCATCAGTTGCTACTTTTTACGATCCAAGACCCGGTAAAGTGCAGAATAGTTTGATCGAAACCAACCAAAGTGAAATTACTTTCGCTAGTAATGCGTTTCATTTTGATCCTAAACCCGGAATGTTGTTGTTTACGAATTCTTGGTTGCCTCATTCACTAACGCGCAACTCTTCTAATGAGCCTTTTAGATTTATTCATTTCAATATAGGCGTCACAAAAAATGATGAAATGCATGAAGTTGAGATTGTTTAATGAAACATTATTTGATTAGATTTAATAAATCGAGAGGTCAAATAGGTAGAGGTTCTGTCGATCATGTGTGGAGGGTTTTTGAAGGAAATAAAGAATATCTATTCAAACACCTAAATATTAATGTTCCTATCAAAGATGAACAAGCACACGGCGAATGGAATATAGCTTGTGATGGTGTATTAATTATAGATAGAGAAACATCAACTGCGATAATAACTAAGGAATAATAATGTCAATATACGCGGAAGTTAAAGATAATATTTTAATATCTTATCCTTATACTTTGGGTTCTTTATTCAATGAAAACCCGTACACTAATTTTGGTCCTGACCCGGATTTCGTTTCAATATTTCCTTCAACAGAAACAGCTATTAATAACAATTATACGCTTGTTCCTGTTACAATTTTACCCGAACCAACTTTTGAACCATCAACACAAAAATGCACACAAAATATACAACCGACTTTAATAAATGGAATTTGGACGCTTGATTGGACAGTATCTAATTTAACTCCCGACGAAAAGACAGCGGTCGATGCAAACAAAGCTGCTGAGGTAAGAACTGATCGTGATAATAGACTTACCGCTTCTGATTGGACTCAATTGCCAGACGCGCCGGTTGATAAAACTGCTTGGCAAACATATCGTCAAACATTGAGAAATATACCACAGAGCGCAGGATTTCCTTGGAATGTTAATTGGCCGGTTCAACCAATAGTTACGTAATATATAAATAATAATAATAAAACGTCATAAGAGGAAAGGGAATCTATGACAGATACAGTATTCGTAGCTAAAAATGGTATTGTGGCAAATACATCATTTGTCGCTAATTCCACGGGAATTTATTTTAATAATATAAATTCTACATCTAACGGTATTTTTGCTAACGGATCTGTAATTTCTGTTGGTAATTCTTCCGTTAATGTTTCTGTTAATTCTACAAATTTTACGGGAACTTCTAACAACTCATCTTATCTAGGCGGAACCATAGCTTCCAGTTATCAAACTACCGCCGGATTATCTTCAATCGTTGCAACATTATCTGCCAATAACTCTACGTATCTTAATGGCCAACCATCGTCTTATTATCAAACAAATGGTGGTTTGGCTGCTAATGTTGCTACTCTAACGTCTAACAACACTTCTTACGTTGGTTCTGTATCTGCTGCGAACGTAGTTTCTAATAATCAACTACAATCAAATCTTTCTAATTATCAAACAAACGCTGGATTAGCAGCAAACGTTGCAACACTAACTGCAAATAACTCTACATATTTCAACGGTCAATCCGTTTCATATTATCAAACGACCGCTGGATTAGCAGCAAACGTATTGTCATTAACTTCTAACAACACTTCTTACGTTGGTTCTGTATCTGCTGCGAACGTAGTTTCTAATAATCAACTACAATCCAATCTTTCTAATTATCAAACTTTGGCTGGACTTTCTTCAAACGTCGCTATTCTTTCTTCAAATAATTCTACATATTTCAATGGTCAACCAGCTTCGTATTATCAAACAAACGGCGGTTTGGCTTCTAATGTTGCTTTATTAACTGCAAATAACTCTAATTATCTAGGTGGTATCAGTTATTCTTCTTATGTAAACACAAGTCAATTAAGCGCGAATTTGAATAATTATCAAACGACCGCTGGATTGGCTTCAAATGTAGCTACGTTAACATCTAATAACACTTCTTATGTTGGCTCTGTATCCTCCGCTAATGTTGTATCTAATACTCAATTACAAGCAAATTTAAACAACTACGCTGCTTTATCTGGCGCCACATTCACTGGCGACGTATATATTTACCGTTCGGGCGCGCCGACGACTGGTGTTTTATATCTAAATAATAGTGGAACTAGATATATTTATTATGATGGAAGTAATTACCAATTAAGTGGAACCAATTTATATGTCAATGGTAGTTTAGCTCTTACTACTTCAAATTATAATAGTTATGCTCCTACGTTAACTGGTACAGGTGCTTCAGGTACTTGGTCGATTAATATTACTGGTGGATCAAATTCTTCTGTATACGCAAATCAATCTATCACTAATACATTTACTATCGGCACTGCCGCTTATCACGTATCTAATGGTAATATGGGTATCGGCACGAGTTCTCCGGCCTATTTGTTAGATGTTAGTGGAAGTGCTCGTTTTACCGGTTCTGTGATATTAAACACAACCTCTGGAATATATGCTAATGGTGGTTACGGCGTCGCGGGACAAACTTTAACTTCTAATGGTTCTTCAGTATATTGGTCGAATGGCATAAGTAGCACGAGCAATATACAAGTAAATTCTCTTGGTGTCGGAACAGCCGCTTCAGGAACTACTGGTGAAATCAGAGCGACTAATCAGATAACAGCTTATTATTCTGATAAGAGATTGAAGACTGACATTGTTCCTATAAGCAATCCCATCGATAAGATAATGAGTATATCCGGTGTAACTTACAGAAGCAACGAAATCGCAGCTAGTTACGGTTATACGGATGACAGCGAACAGGTTGGAGTTATCGCCCAAGAAATTGAAGCCGTGTTGCCACAAATCATTAGACCGGCGCCATTCGACACCGACTATGTTGATGGAAAACTTGTTTCTAGATCTGGTGAAAACTATAAGACGGTTCAGTATGAAAAAATCATACCTTTATTAATTGAAGCGATCAAAGATCAACAGAGACAAATTGAAGAATTGAAAAATAGAGGTTAGTAATGTCAACAATTTTGAATAGTTCTGGAATAGTTTTCCCTGATAGTACGACACAAACCACTGGTTCTTCACAACTTACTAGAATAAGCAGTAACATACCAGTTTTTAATATGCAATATAATGGAAGCGATTACGCTATTAGTAACGCGACTCAGACAAAAATGATTTTGAATACAAACAATTTTGATAGTCATGGTGGTGTGGACACAACAAATTATCAATACACTATTCCTATAAATGGATATTATAGAATCAATTACGGCGCTTCATTACATGGTTATTACTATATCGTATCTTCTATATACGGCATGACATATTATGATATGAATTTAAGAGTTAACGGAACTGATGTAGAAGATGGTGGTGTATATTACATGACTTCAGGAAGTTATGGTATGGGATTTATAGGTCAATCTGCTTCTATATTATTATATTTGAATTCTGGTCAAATTTTGACTCTTTACGCGCAAGGAAATGTGTTTACTTTGGGTTCGGGCATCGCGGTTCAAAGTTCTTTTTTATCTGGTCATTTAGTTAATTAAGGTTAATATATGTCAACTATTTTAACAAACACAGGAGTAACATTTCCAGACGGATCAACACAAGCTTCTTCCGGATACACTCCACATGTTGTTTGTAGAGCATATATTACAACGAATCCAACTATTACAACTTATCCTGGTAGTTGGGTGTTAGTTCCAATTAATGCTGGGTCTTATGATAATTCAAGTTCTTTCGACGCAACAAATCATGTGTTTACAGTTCCTCAATCTGGTTACTACTGTGTTTCTTATTTGGTTGGTGTTAACGCAGTAACAAGTGGTGTTTATATTTTTGGTTCAGCGATAGGAGTCAATGGAACACCTGTTTTTTCAGAAAATTATTTTCAACCTTATTCTTTTGCCCCACAATCTTATCGCACAAGAGGAACTTCGATTCTTCATTTTAATTCCGGTGATAAGATAGGTGTATATGTAATGGGTTACGGAAATGTTTCGTATTCTGGTTGTTGTTGTTGTGTAACAAATTATAATTTTCAAATAGCCGCCGCAATTTTAGATATTCACCAAGTACGTTTTTAGGATTTAATTATGTCAACGTCAATTAACAATTCAGGTATAACGTTTCCAGATAGTACTACTCAAACCAGTGCGGCTATATTGAATAGTAATATACCTGTATTATCTGTATATTACACGTCATCAACGTCGATTTCTTCTGGAACTTATACGACTATTCCTTTCAATACGGTTTTTGAAGATACTCATTCAGGTTGGAATTCCGGTGGAAATTATTATACAATTCCTATAACCGGATATTATCAAATAAACGCAGCAACTGGGGTTTATTATAGTTATTTGATGGCCGCTCTCACTAGATTAATGACAAGTAGCGGACAATCTTATCAAGGCGGTCAGATGAATGGATATACATATGGCGGTGGTAATATTCCTGCAGGATATAATTTTAGAGGAAATGTAGACACCGTTTTTTATCTGACCTCAGGAACCACTGTATATGTTCAGGCGTTGGGTGTATCTTATAATAGCGCGGCGGTAACTAATTACGGTAATAGTTTACAACTTTATTATATCAGATCATAAGAGGAAATTATGGCAGACTTACATCTTGGACTTATTATTTTATATCCCGAATTACAGTCAAATATCACACCGTTTATTGACGGGAAAACTATCGTTCTACAAGATGATAGCGACGGTAAGGGACCGTATATAAAAACTTGGAATTATACACAACCAGAACCCACTCTTGAAGAGGTTATCGCCGCTTCAACATCGAACGCTGCTTTGGCTTATGTTGCCAATGTAACAGCTCAATTCGCAAACGTATCTTCTAATAATACTATATTAAATCCTATTAATCAACCGGTTATAAATATTGCTAATACACCACAACCTATATCTACGGGTACGCAGACTATATGACGATAACTACGATAGCTCCGGCACATTCTTTTGTTTATGATGGAGCAAGATTAAATATCTATCACGCTGATAAGGGTCAAGGATTACCAAAGCATACTCATGCTTACGCACATGCAACGTTTTGTACTTCGGGTTCTTGTATATTGAGAAAAGAAAATAAAGAAGTTATGTTTAATAAAGACACACAGCCCGCGAATCTAGTTGAAAACGAATGGCATGAGATAGAAGCGTTGGAAGATAATACAGTATTCATCAACGTATTTTCAGAAGGTAAATTCTAATGGCATTACCAACGAATAGACAACAATTTAAAGATTACTGCCTAAGAAAATTAGGCGCTCCGGTAATCGAAATCAACGTTGATAATGACCAAGTAGAAGATCGTATTGATGAAGCTCTTCGTTATTTTTGGGATTATCATTTCGACGGCGCGGATAAAATTTATTTCAAATATCAAGTACAGCCACAAGATATAACAAATCGTTACGTAACAATGCCAGAAAATATCATTGGTGTTGTTAACCTATTTGAAATTGGTCAGGCTCTTAATACAAATAACTTATTCAATATTCGTTATCAGATAGCCTTGAATGATTTGTATACTCTTACTTCAGTTTCAATGGTTCCTTATTATATGGCCATGCAGCATGTTCAATTTTTAGAACAAATGCTGGTTGGCAAACAACCATTAAGATATAATCGTCATATGAACCGTTGTTATATCGATATGGATTGGAGTATTATCAATCCAGGTGATTATTTAATTATTGAAGCGTATCAAATTATTGACCCCGATCAATTTCCACGTTGTTGGGGCGATCGTTGGTTGGCTCGTTATGCAGAATGTCTTATTAAAGAACAATGGGGTCAAAATCTAAAGAAGTTTGAAGGTATGCAAATGCCTGGTGGTTTGAAATTTAATGGTCAAAAAATTTATGATGAAGCTGTTACTGAAAAGGCTGCTTTAGAAAAGGAGATGATTTACACTTACAGTTTACCGGTGACAGATTTTATCGGCTGATTTATTTACTTTACTAAATACTTTTATAGCAACAACGCTGAAGGAGTGTTTAAAATGGAAAAGTACGGTTTTGTTTATATTTGGTATGATTGTAAACATAAAAGATATTATATAGGTTGTCATTGGGGTCTTGAAAATGATGGTTACATTTGTTCTTCTTCGAATATGACTTCCGCATATAAAAGAAGACGACAAGATTTCAAGAGAAAAATAATATCTAAAGTTTATACAAATAAAAAAGATTTACTTGAAGAAGAATATCGTTGGTTGTCTATGATTAAAAAAGAAGAATTGGGCAAACGATATTATAATCTCCACAATCATCATTTTAGTCATTGGTCGAATGATGAAGAAAAAACTAAAATTTTATCCGAAATAATCTCACAAAAAACTAAAGAAGCAATGTATCGTCCTGATGTCCGAGAAAAATATCTTGCTGGGTTGACAAAAAGAGATAATGGTTCATCAAGGCCGGAAGTTAGAGCTAAAATGAGCGCCTCTAATAAAGGAAAAAATACTGGTAAAGACAACTCTAAAGCAAGAGCTCTTGCAGCAGCTGCTAATAGAGGCAAAAAACTTTCTGAAGAACGTAAAAATCATATTAGAGAAACATCAAAGTTCAAAGAACTAAATAATATGAAAATTAAATGTATTTATTGCGATTTTATTGGTAATAAAGGAAACGTTGCAAGATATCATAATGAAAAATGTAAACAAAAAATCGCTTGCGCTTAAATAGACAAAAAAGGTTACACATGATTTCTTTCAAACAATTTTCGGAAGCTTGGTTGACCGATAAACCTGACGTTAGATCTCCGGAAGTTTCGGGTTCTAATACGGTAAACGATCCTACAACGTTCAGAAAAAACGCCGAAAAAATAGGCGAAGTTGGGGGAATGCATGTATATGCTTCTCATAATACAGGCGGTGGAATGACTCATTACACTTGGAACCCAGAGGATAAAAAAATACATCATGTTTTAACAAATTCAGAAACTTCTAAAGATAAAAATGGTTCTCTAAAATTAAAGTTTTTAACGGCGCATGCCAGAAAAAATTCTCCGGTAAAAATGAATGACGTTTATCATCATCTAATACATAAACATAATAGAGTTTTGGTAGGAACAAGTCATTCCGTAGGCGCTCAAAAAGTTTGGCATAGAATGATGAATCATCCAGATATTGACGTTCATGGCGAACAACCAGACGGTTCTCGTGTTGAATTAAAACAAGGCGATAAAACGCACGCTCATACCACAACAAAAGATCCTGAAGAAAGAAAAATAGGAAAAATGACGTTGGTGGCTAGAAAAAGAGAATAAAATGGCAACAAATTTTTTCGTCAACAACTTTCAATCTTCTATGGAGCAACAGCTCATAGAAAATTTAATCATAGAATCAATAAAGTTCTATGGGGAAGATATGCTTTACATACCCCGTAAAATCAATAATTATGATTCTATTTACGGTGCTGACGATCAATCTAGCTACGAACAAGCATTTCCTTTGGAAATTTATATTAAGAATATAGATGGTTTCAAAGGCGACGGCAATTTTATGTCTAAATTTGGTATCGAAATAAGAGACCAAGTTATATTTTCTATGGCTCAAAGAAGATTTCAAGAAGAAGTTGGAACATTTACAACTCAACCAAGACCAAACGAAGGCGATTTAATTTATTTTCCTTTGAATAAAAAATGCTTTCAAATTAAATTCGTTCAAAAATTTGAGATGTATTATCAACTCGGGGCTCTACAGACATGGGAAGCAACGTGTGAATTATTCGAGTATTCTAACGAAATATTCAACACGGGTATTCCGGAAATTGATATACTTCAAAAAAACTTCGATACAAACCAACTAGATTTTGTTGTTTTCAACGAAAACAAGTCGCCGTTAATTAACGAAAATGGTGACTATATTGTTGTAGAAAATGCTATACTTAAGACACAAGTTCAAAATTCTGATAATCAAGAAATATCAGACGAATCAGATCGTTTTATTGATTTCAGTACTAAAGACCCATTCGCTGAAGGATTTTAATATTGTTTGGTCAAAATTTTTATTTCTCGCTTATAAGAAAATACGTTATTCTAGTTGGAACACTTGTCAACGATATAGTAATAATAAAAACAGATAAATCCGGAAATCAAACTGGAATTATTAAAGTACCCGTTACTTATGCGCCCAAAGATAAAATGCTGGCGCGTGTGTTACAAGACCCTGACATATCAAGACAAACCGCGACACCAACGCTCCCATTAATTTCTTTTGAAATGGGCCAAATAAGATATGACGGAACTAGAAAATTAAACACTGTTGGTAAAATCGCCGTAAAAAAAGATTCTAATAATTTCAAATATCAGTACAATCCTGTACCTTATAATTTTGAATTTAAAGTTTATATTTACGTTAAGAATACAGAAGATGGAACAAAAATTATCGAACAAATTTTACCTTATTTCACACCTGATTGGACAACAACCGTTAAATTGATTCCGGAAGTTGAAGAAATAAAAGATATACCTGTTATTTTGAACGACGTTAAATATGAAGATACTTACGATAAAGATTTTAAAGAACGCAGAGCTATTATTTGGACGTTAGATTTAACTCTCAAAGGTTATCTTTATGGTCCTGTTAAATCTGCCGGAATTATTAAATTTATCAACACTACTTTTTATATACCAAACGGTGTTCCGGACGGTCAGTTACAAAATGTGGTGGGTAATACTTCTCCTTCGGAAAAAATATCTATACAACCTGGTTTGACGGTCAACGGAACTCCTACCTCAAATATATCTTTAACCATACCGTATCAAGAAATCGAAGTTTCCGATGATTACGGTTTCATTGATATTATAACCCCTAACGATGATTTAATATGACAGAAAACGCAAATAATGACCCTATTGGCAAAGCTTTGGGGGTAACGCCATTGTCAACTGATAGTGCAGTCAGATCAATTATATCTGATGCACACAATGATAGTGCTCAAAACGATTTTGAATTGGCCAGAGCTAATATCATAACAATGGTAGAAACCGCTCAAGATGCCATAGATAAACTTTCAGAAATTGCAGCAAGCTCGCAACATCCAAGAGCTTTTGAAGTATTGGCAAAATTGATTGATACGAGCGTTCAAGCAAATAAAAATTTACTTGAATTACAAACTAAAATAAGAGAAATTAAACACTCTGACGAACCTTTAAACGATCAAGCAAAAACTATTAATAATAATCTTTTTGTTGGATCAACTGCAGATTTACAAAAAATGATACTCGGAATGAGAAAAGATAATGAAGATCAATGATTTAAATATATTTTATGTTTATGCTTACCTAAGAGAATTAGATAACACTCCTTACTATATTGGTAAAGGTAAAGATAAAAGAGCTTTTTCTTCTAAAAATAAAAATGTTAAAGTTCCTGATGATAAATCTAAAATAATATTTTATCAAACTAGTTTGAAAGAAAAAGATGCTTTAAATTTAGAAATGAAATATATTAAATTGTTCGGAAGAAAAAATAACGAAACTGGAATATTGAGAAATTTGACAGATGGAGGCGAAGGTTGTTCTGGGTTGATACAATCCAACTATCAAAGAAAAATAGCTTCTCAAACACATAAATCAAAACCAAAAACCGAAGAAACAAAAAATAAAATAAGCGAATCAAATATAGGTAAACATAAAAGAGAATTTGCTTTAAATGCTTCTAAAGCAGCAAAATTAATCAATACCGGTAAAAAAAGACCGGAACATAGCGAATTGATGAAAATAAAAATGAAAAAGCTTTTTGAAGAAGGCATTTTAGTTGCAAAAAAAGGTAAAGATAGTCCATCTTATGGAATTAAACGTTCCGAAGAAACAAAAAAACTAATTGGAAAAAATAGCGGATTGGCTAGATTAGGTAAAAAAAGAGGACCGTATAAAAAGAAGGTCGAAAAATTATGAGTAAACCAATACGCACATATAACGGAAATATGCTGCTGAAGCGTGCAGGTCAAAATATTGAATGGACGCCTGAGCTTATTAAAGAATATATGAAATGTGAAAAAGATCCGATATATTTCATCGAAACTTATATGAAAATCATAAGCGACGATGGTTTGGTTGGTTTCAAATTATATCCTTATCAAAAAAAGATGATACGATCTTTTGCTGAAAACCGTTTCAATATTGTAACAACCGCAAGACAGGCAGGTAAATCAACGACGACTTGCGGTTTTATTCTTTGGTTTATTATTTTCAATTCAGAAAAAACGGTCGCCTTACTAGCTAACAAAGGTGATACTGCCAGAGAAATTCTCGGTAAAGTGC